CCGGAAGCCGGCAACGGCCGCAGCGCCACCCACAGCGACGCCGAGCATGGCACCGAGGCGACTCACGGCAGCGCCAGCCCGGGCCATCTTGGTTTCCGTTCCCCGCGCGAAGCTGGACAGCTTCTGGTTCGACCGCCTGAGATCGGAATCCAACTGGCGTTGGTTTATTCCAAGCCGGGCGACAAGTGCGCCTATGTCAGCTTGTCCGGGCACGCTTCTTCTCTCGCTCCTCGTACTGCTTCTTCAATTTCGGGTATGCAGCGAACATGACAGCCTTCTGTTCTTCCGCGCTTTGTACTAGGCGCGGATCGATTCGTGGTCGAGCGTCCAATATGCTCGGCGGCATAAGCTCTTTGGGGTGGATGGGCGGCTTTCGGAATAGACCACGAAAGATGTTGATGATGGTCGCCGCCAGAAAGCTTGCCCGCCACCATGCCTGCCTTTCACCCCACGGCTCGACGGCGTGATAGGCTACCCATCCCGCGAGCTGTCTGGCACTGAGCAGCGCCATGAGATAGTCGGGATGCGGGACACCCAGGAGGGCAGCTAGTCGGTACTTGAACCGCTCTCCTGGGCTTCGGGCGAGTTTCCCGCCATTTCCTCCTGCTCCTTTGCGTCAAGACCCCCCAGCTCCATGGAACTTTTGAAAACAAGATCGATGTTCTCTGGTGCCTTTTTACCAAGCGCCTCGACATCCTTTGCCGTGAAGATCGACTCGCCCTTCTCATCCACGATGACCCGCGCGCACTGTTTCAACCGAAGGTCAAAGATCTTACGCTCGTCACCCTTTGCCATGTTATACTCAGCGCCCATGCGGTCGCGTTCGGCGACGGTCGGCTCGCGAACGCGGATTGTTCCTCCCCATCCAGGCATGTCAAGATCCTTTGTCTTTAGATCCCTCGCTGCGAGTATTTCATCCCGTGTCAGGTATCCCACACAACCTCCTATGTTTCGAGCGTCGGCTCGCCCGTTAGACGCACGGAATAACTCATTAGCGCGGCCGTGTTACCTTCCCCGATATCCATGCTCAGCTCGCTCACGTAGCCTGTTAGACCAAACGTGGTCGTGCCCGGGTCGGACATGACAAGGTGCCAGTTGTAGTTGGTCCGCGCGTTCTGCTTGGCGAGCAGGGTGTTATACGCATCAAGCGTGTAGTTGGCGTTGGCCGAGATTGAACCGGAGTCGATAAAGCCAGGCTTGAACTCCTTCCGTCCTCCCGGACTCTTCAGGTGCGTCAGATCGACCTCACCGACTGTTTGACCGGCCCATGAAATGCTCCGGTTCTCAGCCACATCGGCGAACACGCCTGAGGAGTCGTCGCTCTCAAGTTGGAGCGTGGAATCGTATCCATGAATTCCGTCAGACAATTGGATCACCTCCTATGTGGTTGTCCGCTCCGTGTCGAAGTTGACCGTAAACAACGGTCTATGGTTATCATCAAAGCCGACGAAATTCACGTCGGTCCTTGCCCAGATTCCCAAATAGCGGGCTCCGCCCGCGCTGTGGTTAGTGGTCTGGTGCAGCGATCGTAGAATCGACTCTCCCAAACGATGCGCCGTGTCTGGATCTCCTTTGGCACCACGGATCCGCACCTGCACCGCTGGCTTCTTGTAGTCGTGCTGCGGTTCTGGTGGCCTTCCAGGCCCAGCGTACACGCAGACACATGCATCCGGCTTGTCTGGCATCTCGTTGACGAACAGATTCGTCTGAAACATCAGCCCCAGGTCAGACTCCGCCTCTAGCAGGTCCTTGATGTCTATGGTCGCCGGGTTCATGGGATGTAGGCCCTCCGGCGGATGGCATCAAGAACCTCCCGCTCTTTCTCTTTCAGCGCTGTTTCCAGAAACTTCCATTGTCCTTGTTTGTGCGTTGCGTCGATCTCGTGGACATAAACGGCATAGCTCGCCCTATGGCCAATTTCCGCCGTCGGCCCGAAAGCTTTATGGCCAGAGGAATAAGTTCGATAGTAAGCGGATGCACGAAGGTTTCCGGTGTCGACGGGGCACAGCTCCATCGATCTGGTTTTGACTATAATTGCCGCCTCAACCAATCCAGCTCTGGAGCGATTCTCAATGCCGAGTATCTGTGTGTTCAGATTCTTGAGCACATTCTCCAGCCCCGTCACGTGCTTCATAGCCAAGCCTTCCTTTCGAACCGCGTCGCATCCGCCACGCTCGGGATCTTTCGAAAGGCTCGGATCTCGAATGCGTCGTCCACCGTCAACGGGTCCGCCAGCTCGTCCGAGTCCAAATCCGCCAGCTCACCCAAGTAGAGGTAGCCTCCATTCACCACGTCCTGGGCCAGCCAGACCACGGCCTGCGAGCGCTTCTCCTGGCCGTTGGCATCGATAAACAACTCCTGGCGTTGTTTCCAGTGAACGCCGTTCGTGTCGTCAGGGGAGAGCTCCACCGGCTCGTCGAAGGTCCGGCCCCCCATGCCGTCGTTTTCCGGGTTGCCCCAGTACACGGCGGTCTGCTTGTAACTTGCCGCCGGCCAGTTCAGTCGAGAGGTGCTCATCAGTCCGTATCCACCAGTTCCAGGACCTCAAGACTCGCCGCTCCCTTAACGTGTGACATCGCCGCGAGCTTGCCCGATTGATCCATGGCGACAGCCATCTGCCCATAGCTCGTGAAAAGCCAGCCGGTGCCGAGCTGGCCGCCATACTTGGCGCTCGAATCACCGTGCTTTTCTTCGGTCACTTGACGGTCGGAATGGGCAATTAGGGCAGCCGCGCAGAGCAGCTCGATATCGCCAAGAACGACTGCTGATTGGCCCGTGTCGGCGAGCTGGGCGTCGACTATGTTCGACGCGAGGCGCAGAAAAGGCGTGACTTCATCAACGGTGAGCGCCGTCTCCCGATTGATCTCCTTGACTTCCTGTTCCGTTACCCTGGCCATCCTTGGCCCTCCTGTCGAAAGCATCGCACGGAGCCGTAGGCGCGTCAATAGGAGCCTTGAGAACGAGGATGGCACTTTGGGGGTCAATCTTCGTCACGGTGGAGGGAATGCCCGCGCGCTCCGCCAGTTTGACGATTTCCTCCTTAGTCCAACCGACCGATTGCTCCTTGATCAGGGACACATCGATGTCATGGACGTATCCTGGCCGTCCGTCAGCGAGGCGAAAGTGGAAAAGGCCGCGACCTCCGGGAATGAGCAAATGCGCGGCCTCCGAGATGTAGCGGCGCACGATCTCGCGAGGGATGTGTTGCATGACACTGATAGAATAGACAAGCGAAAACGTACGTGGCGAAAACCCGGTGCTTAAGCCATCGCAAAGGAAGACCTTAGCCGTGCTTAGGCGCCGCGCCCGAAACAACTCGCGGGCCTTGGCGAGCGGTGCCTCGTGGATGTCAATCCCTGTGACTGAATCGACTAATGGCGCAAGCGGAATCATCCATTGGCCATAGCCGCATCCGATTTCCAGAGCGTCATCCTCGGGGGTTGGTTTTGCCAAATCCATAAACCATTGCGGCATGGCGTTATAGACGCGCCAATCCCTATGGAGTCGGTGTCGCTGAAAGTACCCGCGCTCATGGAGCTCCTGCCAGCTCCGAACGGCGAGCTCCTCGTCGCTCAGATTGCTCCCATCTCGCAAGATCCGATCTTTCACCTGCAAGGTTGATCCTTTCCGCTTGGGCCGCGAGGCGGCACCCCTTCGATTGTCTCATGATCCCAGCGACCACCTCGCCGCTTTCGCTCCGCCTGCATCGCAGCAAACTCCTCGTGCCGACCCCGCCCGAACCAGTTGTCTCGGTCCCCGAGATGGATGAGCTTGATGGGTAGCAGCTTGCGGAGTTGCCGAGGCCAGCGGTGCATGAAACCGTTATCGTAATTTCCAGCGTGGAGCCAGTGCGTCTCAATCAAAGGCCGCTCCTGCACGCGCGAATCGCTTGAATGAAAGAGCTGCCAGTATCCAACGCCGGGCACGTCGTGCGGCAGCCTATTCGACTGGTGGGCGAGCGTCTTTACATTTGTGCACTGGTAGCGCCATGTCCCATAAAGATTGCCCGGCACTGGTTCGGCCGCAAGTAGCTTTTCCGTCCATCCCTCCTCGGGTACCACGTCGGCGTCGAGGAACAGGATCCAGTCTTCCCATGGCATCTGCTGGCGCGCCTCTTCCATGGCCGCGCCCTTGTTGAATGCGGCACCGCGCTCGTAGAAGATGTTTGTCCGATGGACGCGACAATGCTTCCAGTAGGCAAGGCGCGTGGTCGCCTCATCCTGGAGATCCGTCACAATAGTCCACGATGCCAGGCCGGGACGCAGCCTCTCAATGCCAACAGCAAGATGATCGCTGTAGTTGACGCAAACCGTAAGTCCGTGAATAGTCATGGTTTCTCCGTATACCACGAGGCTGGCGAGTCATTCGTGAGTTGGATTATGAGGTCCTGCTGCTCCGCAAACTCGTCCACGGCCTGCCTGACTCCCCGTGCGGCTTCGCAGTAGTCATGCCCGGCCAGAATCCCGCCTGAAGGGAGAATAGGCCACCATGCTTCGATATCCGCCGCCGCGAATTGGTAGTCATGATTGCCGTCGATGTAGACGAAGCCGGGCTTGAACTCTGCAAGGTATCTGGCGATCTCGGGGGAGCGGGCGCGGATCAACCTGCAGCGATCCACGTAGGGGGTCAGTGTCACGGCCGCCGCAATCATGTCGAGCGTCCGATCATAGGGCATGTGCGGATACGGTTCCCAGGGGTCAACGCAATGAAGCATCTTGCCTTGCCAGCGAGC